AGACGACTACATGCCAAAAAACTAAAGGATTATCCATTATACCCACTATCAAAAGCTATATGGTCTTTAAAAGACCTATTAAGTTCAGGGCATCTTTGTTTCATAGATTATGAAGGCAATATTTATAAATATAAAAAAACGACCTTCTATCCATTAATATACAAAGAAATCCTAGAAAGATGGTATACGGATAATTCAACTGTCTTTATATTAAAAGGAGTAAATAGTCCTTTTGAAGTTAGAGGCAGACTTAACCTTCGCGCTAAATATGCTGGGGTACTAAAAATAGATAAAGGTTACCTGCTTTATGAAGTAACTAATCAAAAATTAAAAGACACAAGAAGGAAAATATGAGAGATAATGCACTAGACTGGGTAATACTTTTAACGGTATTTGTAACCTTAGGAACCGCAGGATTGGGGTTTTATCTGTATATGGATGAAGCAATAAGAGATTTCTTTTTCGTATGAAAGATAAAGCTGTAATTTCAAATCGAATCTATATGACAGCTGACGCTAAACGGCAGAAGCTGTTAGATTTGGAACTTACCTATAAGATTCCGTCGTATAATCCGACGGAACCACCTCAGGTAATTAAGAATATGGGAAGAATAAGTAAAGAACTTGTTACAGTACCAGTAGGTAGATTTGACCTAATTCCTGAGGAGCATGAAATTATTGATAAGAGAGTATTAGTTCCAGAAATTTTTCCAAAATTCAAATTTGAGTTGCGGGATAGTCAGAGTAAAATTTTCAAATCCGTAGACGACAATGCGATTATAAATGCATTTGTAAGTTGGGGTAAGACTTTTACAGCTCTGGCTGTTGCTTCCAAATTGGGACAAAAAACTTTAATAGTAGTACATACACTAGCGTTAAGAAAGCAATGGGAAGAAGAAGTAGAGAAGTGCCTGGGCATCAAGTGTGGGATTATCGGAAGTGGAAAATTTGAAACTGACCCGATAGTTGTTGTAGCGAACGTACAGACTTTAAGTAAAAGAATAACAGAAATTTCAAAAATGTTTGGAACTATTATTCTGGACGAAATGCATCACGTAAGCGCTCCCACGTTCTCTGGTATAATTGACAAGTGTTCCGCTAGATATAAAATAGGTCTGAGCGGCACTTTGCAAAGAAAAGATGGAAAACATGTAATCTTTAATGATTATTTCGGTTTTAATGTATATCAACCCCCGAAAGAGAATTACATAACTCCGAGAGTAACCATCGTAAAATCGGACGTCCGATTCCCAGATAGTACTAAGCTTCCTTGGGCCAAGAGGGTAAATGCCGTCGCTTATGACGAAAGTTACCAAAGAATAGTTGCCCAACTAGCGTCAGTTTATGCCGCTAGAGGACACAAAGTACTAGTAGTAAGTGATAGAGTACAACTTCTAAAAAGATGTGCTGACTTCACAGGAGATAACGCAACATGTATAACTGGGGAGCTAGACCAAGCGACGAGAGATAGAGAAATAGAAAAAATACGAACTGGAGAACTTGATATCCTATATGGCTCTCAAAGTATCTTCGGGGAGGGCATTTCTGTTAACGAACTCTCTGCCTTGGTCTTAGCAACTCCAATTAATAATGAGCCTTTATTGATTCAATTGATAGGGCGAATTATAAGGAAGCAAGAAGGCAAATTACAGCCCGTGATAGTAGATATACACTTGAAGGGCAATACAGCAACTCGACAAGCTAAAGCACGTTCAGCTGTATACATTAAACAAGGTTACGACATCAAGGTTGTAGCTAATTAAAAATAACTCTTGACAAAGTGGTTATTTTATAGTATAATATTACTCTAAATGGGAGATTTTTAAGTTGATTTTCTTTGATTGGAAAAAGGTACAAAAACTGAGTGGAGGTAAATCTAAAAACGTGGTAAGAATCCTAGCTATTCTTACATACGATATTAAGATGCCTCGAAAAGACAAAAATATAAGCCAATTTTACAACCAAGATATAAGTGGCGATAGTTACTTATTAAATCCTAGAGAGATATTTAAAAACAAACTACAAGTAACTTTCAACAACATGGCACTCTATATTGAGTTGGCAAGTCTTAGAAATTACTTAGATTACAAATGGTATGGCGTTAAATCGTTACCATTGAAATACACAGAGATAGACCGAAAACTACTAGACGAGAATCCTCTACTAGAAATTGATGGTCAAGATAATATAACATTTTACTACGAGGAAAAAGAAAATGGCAATTAAATTTGGAAATATAGAAGGAAAAGCTAAAAAATCATCAGTAGAGGCTTATACCTATAAAGAAGGCGACAACAAAATACGTATGGTGGGGGATGTTCTCCCTAGATACGTGTACTGGCTATCAACTGCAGACGGCAAGAGAGTTCCTATGGAGTGTCTTGGGTTTGACAGAGATAAAGAGCAATTCACTAACATTGAAAAAGACTGGGTAAGACATTACTTCCCAGACCTTAAATGTTCTTGGGCATATGCAGTACAATGCATTGATTCAGACAACAAAGTTAAGGTTCTAAACCTTAAAAAGAAGCTGTTTGAATCTGTAATGGTAGCTGCAGAAGACCTGGGCGACCCCACAGATATTGAAACTGGCTGGGCGTTATGCTTTAAAAAGCAAAAGACTGGCCCTCTACCGTTTAACGTAGAGTATACTTTACAGGTTCTTAAGTGTAAGCCTGAGCCTCTAACTGCAGAGCAGAAAGAAGCAATTAAAGAACTACCGAATATTGATGACGTAATATCACGTCCTACTTCGGAACTACAACGAGACTTTATTGAAACTAGAGTACTTGAAAATGCTGGTAAAACTAGTATTCCTGACGAAGTCGCAGAAGAAGTTTCAGAGCTACTGTAGTTTACACACTAATTAGCCCCAGGTACTGGGGCTTTTTATCATCTTTAGGAAACACCAATGAAAATTCTATTCAGTGCTGATTGGCACATCAAGTTAGGACAAAAAAGTGTTCCACGTAAGTGGGCGACTAACAGGTACGAATTATTATTCAAAGAATTATACAAGTTAGAAAAAACTGTAGACCTTCATGTAATTGGAGGCGATATATTTGATAGAATGCCTACTTTAGATGAATTAAGTTTGTATTTTCAGTATATTAAGGGTATAAGTATAAAAACTATAATATATCCAGGTAATCATGAGGCACTAAGAAAAACGACGACCTTTTTCTCTAACTTAAAGGACGTAACTCGTGCTATCAACCCGTTAGTAACAATTCTAGACGATTATTATAAGCTAGAAGATATGGATTTCATTCCATACAACAAATTAAAGATATTCGACCCTAAAGACTTTAGTGGCCGGACATTATTCACACACGTTAGAGGTGAGATACCTCCACACGTAACTCCTGAAATTGACCTCGACCTACTTAAACGTTGGGAATTAGTTATTGCAGGAGACTTACATTCACATTCAAATTCACAAGGTAATATAGTTTATCCTGGTAGTCCAGTAACCACTTCCTTTCATAGAAATCCTGTAGATACAGGAGTACTACTATTCGATAGTACTACTTTGAACTGGTCGTGGCTAAAACTAAAGTTACCTCAGCTTATTCGACAAACCGTGGGTCACCCAGACCAAATGATCGAAACGCACTATCATCATACTATTTATGAGTTAGAGGGCGACGTATCTGAACTGGTCAAAGTAGACAAAGATAATAAGTTATTAGACAAAAAACTTATTAAACGGTACAACGACTCTGCCCTTATTCTAACTTCAGAAATGACATTAGAAGAAGAATTGGCAGAGTATTTACAATATATTTTAGGCTTAAACGATAAAAAAGTTAAAGAAGTCTTAGGAGTGTTCCATGATTATACTTAAAAACCTTAGATGGTCTAATTGCTTTTCATACGGGAAGGATAATCACTTAGATTTACAAAGTAACATTATAGTACAGTTAGTAGGTGAAAATGGTGCGGGTAAAAGTACTATTCCTCTCCTATTAGAGGAAGCTTTATTCAATAAAAACTCTAAGGGCGTAAAGAAAGTAGATATAGTAAACCGAAACTCCCCGAAAGACGGTTACCAGATAATTTTAGACTTTACAGTAGACGATAGAGATTACTCTATATCTATTAATAGAAAAGCAAGTATTAAAGTAGTGCTTCTATGTGACGGAGAGGACATTTCATCACATACAGCGACTAATACGTTTAAAACAGTAGAACAAGTACTAGGATTAGATTTTAAAACCTTTAGCCAGTTGGTATATCAAAGTACTACCAATTCTTTACAGTTTTTAACCGCTACAGATACTAATAGAAAGAAGTTCTTAATAGAACTATTAAACTTAGATAACTATTTGAAATTATTTGACAACTTCAAAGAGGCACATAAGGAAGCTGCTTCAGATGTTGCTGAGATAAAAGGTAGTATTAATACTATTAAAGCCTGGATTAAAAATAACCCTATAACAAGTACTACGAAAAAGGAACTGTTAGAATTACCCGATTCTCCTGAAGAATTTATATCTGAAAGAGCATTAATTCAGGAAAAGTTAGACAATATAAAAGATATTAACAATAAAATCAATCTAAATAACCAATATAGAAGCCAGCTAAGTGAAATAAGTACAGAAGAATTAACTAGAGAAACTATTAAACCAGAGGGGCTACCAGAGTTAAAAACGGAGTATGCTACTCTTGATAGCCTCTCGAATCAAGCTGCAGGAATCATAAAAAAAATAAATAAGTTAGGAACAAGTTGTCCCACTTGTCTACAAGAAATAAAAGAAGAAAAAGTATTAGA